TCAATACATACAAAGTTTACCTCCATCTCGAGACTATTTTCCTGCAGATGCTCTTATTTATGGAGCTATAACAGATGGAATGAGATACGCTGCAGTATGTTTAATGCAGGAACGATACCCTCGTACTAATTCTGCAGAATATGCAGATTCATTTCGACCTGGCGCTGAAGTAGCTTGGGAAATTTGGTGGAAATATTATGAATCAATTAAGAAAGCTGGTGATGAAATACGAGATGCTTCTAAAAAGGCTGATATTGACCTAGACATATGAGAAACCAATATAAAGTTTTATCTGAAAAATATAGTCTTGTAAACGAGTCTCAAGTAGGGCCAGTTAAAGACTTGCTCGATGATTTATTACAAGCAGAAACTTTCGAAGAGTTTATTAACATAATAAAGACAAACCCGCTTTTTATTTATATGGTAAAAGAGCGGCCTGATGAAATTATAAATTACGCTCTAAGAATTGGAGAAACTTTATTTAAACACCCATATATAGAAAGTCTACCTCCATCAAAATATGGTTATCCAGGAGATGGTATTTTTTATAGGGTCGTAAGGAGTATGATAGATTATGCTCAAAAAGATAGTTTGTATAAAATGTATCCGCATCTAGGTTATAGACCTCCAGAAGAATATTTGATTGATGTGGGATTGGCTTGGACAAACTGGTGGGAATATTATGAGCCCATTAAAAAAGCTGCAGAACAAATGAAAAAAGCCGAAGATGAGGCTAATATAAAACTAGACATATGAGAACACAATATAAAATTCTATCTGAAAAGTATTTCAATGAAGTAGTAAAAGCTGCTAAAGAAGAAGAGGTTGATAGCGAAGAACTAGCTATGGGTATTAAAACCGAAATGGAACATACCAATGATAAAGAAAAGGCTAAACATATAGCATTACAGCATTTAGCAGAAGATCCTCATTATTATAGTAAGTTAAAGAAAGCTAAACTCTAATACATATGCGCAACCAATATAAAGTCTTATCAGAGAAGTATACACTTATTAATGAGGGTATATCAGAGCCCATGAGAACATTATTTAAGAATGTGTTAAGAGCTTCTAACCTTAAAGAGGCTATTGGAGCAATACAATCATCTCCGCTCTTTCCTGGTATGTTAAAAATGGGAATGAGTTATGGACATAATATGGGGTACAGTGAAGCTTTAAATAATTTTCCTTTAATATTAAATTTACACCCATCCCCCCGTGGTAACCCTGCAACATATCTCTTTTATAGTCTTTTGACTAGAGCAACAACATATGCCCAACAAGACGGATGGCATAAAAGAAATCCTAATGAAAATTCGCCAGGTCAGTATCTTCCTGATGCTCAAGGAGCTTGGAATAGCTGGTGGAACTACTATGAACCGCTTAAAGATAGTGTAATGAAAATTATTAAGAAAGAAGATGAAGCTGCAGAAGAAATAGAAAGAGCTTCAAATAAAGCTCAAGTCAATTTAGATATATGAGAACCCAATATAAAATCCTAGCAGAGAAGTACGATCAGGTAGCTGAAGCAGCACCTGCTTTAACTATGGATAAAATAGTATCTGAATTAGCTAAAGAGGTTGAAAACTGGACAAATTATGTAGATATAGGCGATGCCACATACGATATTACCTATCAAGGATTTTTAGACTTTGTAATAGGTAGTACTTTTTTAAAACGTAATATAAAAGCGGCTTGGAATGCAATGACCTCTTTTGATAAGAAACAGACCTATAATATGGTCATTAACGAATTGAAGATTAGACATAGTTTAAGAGAGAACTTCGAAGCGGCAGTAATTAAAGCCTTAAACTATAATAAAAAAGAGTTAAAAAACTTTACTTTATGGCTCTTTTCTAAATACAGTATGGATTATAATACGGACACTTTACAAGATTGGTTCTGGGGTAGAGTAGGAGATTATGAATATGAACAACCAGACGAGGATCCAGATCAATTAACCCTTAACCTTCTATTAAAACATATAGGGGAATGGCGTAATTACCTAAAGGCCGGTAAAGAGATTAAGAAAGCCTCTGATACAGCTCAGGTCAATTTGGATATATGAGAGATCAATATAAAGTCTTAGCGGAGAAGTATAATCAAGTAGCTGAAGCAGTTCCCGCTTTAACTATGGATACAATAATATCCGTATTAGCTAAAGAAGTTGAAGACTGGACATATACAGGCGATGCTCCATATGATATTAGATATCAGGAATTTACAGACTTTGTAATACGCGGTCTTCCTTTAAAAAATAATATAAAAGCGGCCTGGGATGCAATGACCCCTGAAGATAAGAAAAGGACCTATGAAATGGTCATAAACGAATTAGTAATTAAGTATGCGTATGCAGAAAACATTGAGTCAGTAGCTCTTAAAGCATTAAACTACGATAATAAACAGTTAAAGGAGTTTACTAGGTGGCTCTTTTCTCAATGGAACTCATTAGATCCGGAACGCGACACTTTACAAGATTGGTTTTACGGTCGCGTAGGGGATTACGAATGTACTAATCCTGACGAAGATACAAAGCGGCTAGCTTATAACCTTCTGTTAAAAGAAATAGAGAGATGGCGTAATTATCTAAAAGCCGGTAAAGAGATTAAGAAAGCTTCTGATACAGCTCAGGTTGATCTAGATATATAAATATATAAAATGCGTAATCAATATAAAGTACTCTCAGAGAAGTATGTAAAGGAAATTGCTATTAGCCCCGAGCAAGATCCAAGACTGAATAAACTGTTTATAAAAAAAGCTAAGATACAATTATTAACTGCAATTGAAGCTTTAATTGATGCGGGCGTATTAAAAGCATCGGGCGAATATGAAAAAGCTGATGGTACAATTGGTAATATAAGTGATGTAATGATGAAGATAGGAGATGCTAAGGATGGTTACGAACTTGATCAAGTATGGGATGATAGTCAATTAGAAATCTATACAAAAGGATTAACAGATTCTTTTCAATAAAATGCGTAATCAATATAATATCCTAAAAGAGGCCTATGAACAAATACAGGCTATTCCAGTAAAAGGTAAGTATATCTACTTTGTGGATGGTAACGAACTATACCAAATAAATCCATATAAAGAGATACAACCAGAAGGTATGATAATGACAATGGGTAATAACTGGAGAAAAGCTCTAGTAATGCACGGAGAAGATATAAGAGATGTATTAGGTCAACAAGTAGTTAATGTTAATAGTTGGTATGAAGTAGGTAATCAGGTACCAATGGATCATGCCTTTGTAGTGTATATTGGAACATAATTCAAATAGGTATGGAGATTCAAACCCTTGTAAAGATTCAAACAACCAGAAACGATCTAGAGCTTCTCAAAAGAGTGCCGCAAGAGCACTATACCGAGTACAATGGTAAGAGTATATTAGTAAAGGACCTAATAAAGATACTGAAGAAGATAGTAGAGAAGGGATAGAGGGATAGGTAATAGGGTAGGTAATAGGGTAGAAGATGTTGGCTATAGGTAACTTGGTAATTATATCCGTATTAACCTTAGGTAATCCACGATTTTTTTTGCAAAATTTTTCCGCGAAAAGTCTATATTGGAAATTCGAACCCCCGTGGGGATTCAAACAACCTGTGGTATTCGAATAGTTCCTAGATAATTATAAGCACTATGAGTATATGGCACACCAGTACCCCAACCACCCAAGACTTCCCCATATGGGCTTTGTTCTCTGGTGATAATGACCCGGTGCTTATACGTGATGAAAGTGATTATACGGACATTAAAGAGTTCTCTTCTCGGTACAATATTACCTGGACTCGTGCTAGTATTCCCCAACCTCCTCAGAAAGACCTAGTTAAAGAAGAATTCTGGAAGCTCCAGGACATGACGTGCTCTATAGGGTGGTTACCCGAGGACTGGTTCAGAGCCGGTTATGAGTGTGCCCGGAATCATTCATGTTCGTTTGATCCTTGGGACAATATGGAGCCGTATGAGTCAGCATATGATGAGAGGGTATAGGTTTTATTTGTTATATCCGCGGATAACAAGTTCTCATCATTAGAACCTGTAATCACTCAGGATTACGAGTACTAATGGTCCTGCTATAAGAGAATATTAAGTCCTACCTTTCCGAATAAGTCAATAAAAAAGTGCGGATTTGTGCAGAAAGTAATCCGCGTAGGGTGGGTGATTGCGCCCGGGCAGTCCCATTCGATACGGACAATGGTACGGATATCTGCACGGTCTGCAAGTCTAATCTTCGAGAAAAATCCGGATTTAAAGCTTGCCAAAGTGCCACAATAGATTAATTTTGTGGGGCAATGAAAGAACATTACCAAGACCAGGTCTTCTTCATCAACATCCTCAACAAGGCCTCGAACACGATCTCCCGTAAGCGCACCGTCCTCACCAAGTACGATCATCAGATGACCCGAGATATCCCGATCGAATTCGAGTACGAGGACGCTCATCAGATCATCATCGGAGTCTGCGATGATCGTGAGATCTTCACCCGAAACCACGTCGGCATCTTTGAGCTCATTTAAGCTTGCAAGTTGCCACAAACGGTACCATAATCATCGCACAATTAAGTTACATATGCTCAAGTACAAACAAAAGCGCGATCTTAGCGACGAAAGCAAAGCCCCGACCGGTCTCGGCTTCTACCCGACGTTCGAGACGTGCGAGCCGACGATCGGCATCTCTATCGTACGTTTCTATAGTATGCACGGCGCTTATCTCGGCTGGTGCGACGAAGCCGCTGCGAAGAAGTTCTTCTACGGCAAGCTCTATTACAAGACGAAAGGCGCTTACACGATCAAGACGCGTCGCTCTTATCGTCGGCGCGCTACGCGCATGATCTTTATCTACGAAAAGGCTTCGAAAGGTCTTGCGGCGTATGCGGTTAAGCGAGCGCTCGACGATAACGATATGGTCGATATGAGCGATAAGCGTGCGCTTGCCGTCGCGACGCTTAACACCTTCAAGACGATGACTTACTACGCTAGCGGTCTCGATAGCTTTAATGACCCTTACAACATCGTGCCGAACGAGATCCGCACTAAGTTTCGTAACGACTTAGCTAACTTCGTCGAGCTCAAGCGTAACGAGCTTATCGCTATCTGCCAGCGCGAAATCGATGCTAGCGACGTACTTAACGAAGCGTCTACGGCCGCTAACGTAAGCCTCGATATTTAAGCTTGCAAGTCAGTTCAAACGTTACATCATCATCTACGTAATGAAAAGCAAACTCGCAATTCTGCTCGCTGATCGCGCTAGCAAGTACAAGACCCGGTACGCCAATGCTGGCTGCGATTCGAACGTCATCCATGACGATTACGATGCTCTGATGAGCATTGCGCAGATGATCGAAGATAGCGCTGATAAGAACGCGATCACGCGTGCGATGTGGCGCCTCGATACTGCTGTTCGTGATGAGATCCCGGACGAGGTCTTCTGGGCTTTTAACGGTAAATAAGCTTGCAATTGGTCCAGAAATCCTCACACTCATATCCGTAATGAACAAGACTATCACCCCCGAAGATATCCTTCACGTACTCGAGAGCGCTGAGTTCGATCGCTGGTACCAAGAAGAGTTCAATGACTTCGTGGTCGGTGATTCGCGTAAGAAGGACACGCCTTCTCGCGAAGAAATCCTTAAGGACATTGCGAATCTCTTCTAAGAAAAAGCTTGCAGGTCACCGCAAAAGTTACATCATCATCTACGTAATGAAAATTAAGCTTACCGACGAACAGCGTTTGCAGATGGATAGCATTTGGGCTGCGATGGACGCCCTTCAGAAGGATAAGCAGTTCATGAAGCTCATGAAGCACTGCTGCGATGCGAACTTCAATGACGAGAAGGTCACCGCAGAGAACGAAGACGATTACTCTCGCATCGTTAACTTCTACGACGATCTCCTCGATCGCGCTAACTCATTCAACCTCTTCACCTATCCCGTCGAAGAAGACCCCAACTGCGCTTAACTCTTTCGGGCGGTTAGCTTAACGGTCAAAGCAGAGGACTCATAATCCTTTGAGTGGGGGTTCGAATCCCTCACCGCCCACCAATTGGTGCTTTAGCTCAACGGTAGAGCTGGAGCCTTTTAAGCTCTAGGTTGTGGGTTCGAATCCCACAGGCACCACCACTTTCTCTAACTCATTCATATGGATAACGTCGAAAAAATCTGTGTCGCGGCAATTGTTCTTATTGTCTTGGTTGCAGCTCTTGCCGGGTATGTGTTTGGTCAGAATAACATCCAGAAGGAGGCTATCCTGCTCGGTCATGCGCACTACGCGTACAAGAGCGATGGTGCTCCGGAGTTTAAGTGGAACGAGTGCATTCAGTTGCACTAAAAGCTTGCAGTTCGGTAACGTTTGAGCCATTATATTTTCAACATGAATAACGGAATCCATACCTACGTTTACGATAACCGGAACCATCCGGTTGGCGTTCTTGCCGCTGCTCCGAGCGATGGCAATGAAGTGTACATTGGCTGGTCGCGGTGCAATCGAGGCGCCGGCGACCACTTTAACAAGTTCGAGGGCACCAGGATCGCTTACCGGCGATCGGTGGTTGGTTCGCGGACTCCCGTGCCGGATTCGATGCACGATGAGTACCTGAACTTCCATGCCCGGTGCACCCGGTACTTCAAGAACAAGTCCGTCGCTCTTTAATAACATGCCTAAGAAGAAGATCAAGCATATCGATACCATGCCTGTCGACCTGTTCGAGCGCGAGCACCGTAAGGAGATCGAATGGCGCACCGAGCAAATCCTCGGTAATGGGCCGTACGGCGACGATTACAGCGACGCCTACGATGCTGCTTACGAGCAGGCCGTCGAAGAGATCGCCGAGAGCAAGGGTGTTACCCTTTTGTAAGAAAGAGCTTGCATTTTAAACCAAAAGATCCGATACTTTACATCATGAAGAACATCACTAACGTCTACGTTGACTCCAACAGCTCGCGCGCTATCGTTACCCGTGACGGGGTCACCCGTTCGCGCCGCTTCCTCCACTCGAAGTTCGGTGGCAAGAAGACGGCTACGGCTAAGGCGGCCGAGTACGCGAACTACATCAAGAACGAGGCTACGTTCGAGCAGTTCATGAACGCCTGGCGTCCTCAGGGCCGTCCGTTGAAGACCGAGTTCTTCGGTCGTCGCATCATCAAGAACTAATCAGAAAGTTACCAAAAGTAGTTGATTTATTCCCTCATCCATCCATAATTGTAACGTAACAAATCAATACTATGAATACCGATATCAAGAACACTCAGACCCCCGAGGCTAAGGCTAAGCGTGCTGCTACCGTCGCGACCAAGCGCGAGCAGAAGGCTTCCGAGCGTGGCTACACTCTTCCGTTGGTTCTCACCTGCAAGGTGACCGGTAAGAGCGTGAAGTACACCAGTGCGGCGTACATCGATAAGTGCATCGCGAAGGCCGGGTCCCTCGAGGCTCTGCAGACCAGTTACGTCAGTCGTGAGGGTAAGCGTTCGAATAAGTCCTAAACTACTCTAGCGTAACACTTAAGCCGGCTCGAAAGGGCCGGCTTTTTTTGTTGCCTTTCAATCAAAAGGTCCCATACTTGTCTTCGTAATGAATTACGAAACCCTTACCGGCGATCTCAGCGCGATGTGCCGCGATGCTCTTCTCTCTGATGAGCCTCTTAGTCTCCAAGAAATCCCCCATTTTGAAACCATTTATGAAACCGAACACGTCCACTCCGATGAAGAATATGCTCTCTGGCTTGCTAAGTACCTTTATGACTAACCTTCGTAACTTCTTCAGCTCGATCGATGGTCGTAGCTTCTTCATCAGCTGCTTCACCGTCCTGAGCGTGATCAACATCGTCTCCGGTCTGGTTGGTGCCAATCCCTGGCAGGTCAATTGCGGTGTGACGCAGCTGTTCCTGGCCGTGGCACTCTGCCGGTAAGAAAGAGCTTGCCATTCGGAACAGTTCAGCCATACTATTCTAACACTTAAAACAAAGGAACAATATGGGACTCGACATGTATCTGACCGCTGAGAAGTATCTCTCCAATTGGGATCCCGCCGATGCCGAGAACAAGGCGTCGTTCGCCAAGGTCATCGAGGCTGCTGGATTCGATATCGAGGATGTGCCTCCGGGCTCGCCAGGCGTCACGATCGAGGTCAACGTCATGTACTGGCGTAAGGCGAACGCCATCCACAACTGGTTCGTCCAGCGTGTCCAGAACGGTACCGATGATTGTGGCCGCTATCGGGTCACTCGCGATCATCTCACACTCCTGAAGGAGGCCTGCGAGGAGGTGATCGACAATCCGAACGCCACTCACGAGGTCCTTCCGACTAAGTCCGGGTTCTTCTTCGGAGGGACCCTGTACGATGAACGGTACTGGAACGATCTCGAGGAGACGGCTGTGCGTATCGGTAAGATCTTGAACGATCCGAAGTACCAGAAGTGCACGTTCTACTACCAGTCCAGCTGGTAAGAAAGAGCTTGCCAATCGGATCAACTCAGCCATACTATCTGCACAATGATCGACCACAAACAAATCGAACACGATCTGGATATCAAGAGCCGCATCATCGATTATATGGACGAGCTCGACAAGATGTCCGAGGACGTCGACCCGGGAGAGGTCCGGCACCATCTCCGGAGCATCCTCGAACGGTCTGAGGACGCTCTCTTCGAGCAGAGGGTCCGGGCTTTGTTCGGTTCCGAATAAGCTTGACATATCCTGCAATTGTAACCATACTGTACTCACAATGATGAACGATAACTGGACCATTTGTTTCAATCAGTACAATGCTATGTCCGAGATGGCTCGGCATATCCTGCGCCGGTGTGCTGCTGATCGTCTCAGCTCATTCGGTGCCGAAGAGATCGGCTCGTCCGATATCAATCACGAGCTGTATGCGATGTGGAGCCAGTCCAATAAGGATTGGCGAGAGGCGATGATCAATGAGGCCGAGGCCTTCATCAGCAACCCTAGCTAACATGGAAGAGCACGAATACTACAACTTATCCAATCACTCTCACGGTGATGACCTCATTGAGGCCAAACAATACATCCTCAGCCTGATGGTGGCTCATCTCCGGACCGAACATCAGATGAAGATGGTGGACATCCACAATCGTCTGGGTGTGCCGATGAAGTTCATCCGGGAGGTCATCGAGGAGCTGCCGTCGTCCGATCGTCGGGATATCCTCAACGGTTAAGCTTGCCACCTAGCATAAGGTAGCCATACTGTAAGCACAATGAAGACCGGTATCACAATGATCCCAAAGAACGGTGCCAAGTACATGATGGTCACCTACTGCTCGACTCATTGGGCTAACAAGATCGAACACTTCCGCAAGAGCGATCTGGAGGCGGTTGATCCTAAGAAGCATCATTGGTTCCGGTGCTCGTACCTGTACGCCTGCCGTGACGGTAAGATCATTCGCATCCGGTCCAATGGCACTCCTTGGTCGAAGTAATCCAACTATGAAGTACCAATTCATGACCATCGACAAGACATGTGTAGGTGACAGCACCGATCAGATCATCTCGGACGTCACCCTCAAGGAGTACCTGCGAGCGTTCCCAAAGGATGATTGCATGACGTTCGGTGAGTACTGGTATGGGTATGATGATGGTGATCATATCTACATCTGGCGTAAGGTCTAACTAAGAGCTTGCACATCCAATAGGTTGGTAACATAATACATCCACAATGAACGTACCTAACAAGATCATCCTCACGTGCACCATCACCGGTAAGACGGTGACGTGGACCAATAAGAAGATCATCCAGAAGAAGATCGAGCAGTACGGCTCACTGGAGGCATTCCAGGCTCAGTTCACCTGCAAGGGTGCGAAGAAGAAGGAGAAGAAGCCATCAGCAGTCGCCATCAAGCCCATCCTGGTGCAGGGTGTGGCGATGGGTAAGATGTCGCAAGAGGAGTACAATGCTAAGTACGTCGACCGGACGTACATCTGGCCGGATGGTACTACGTCACGGGTAGCTGCTCCAGTACCTGTTCAATCGAACAATGTAGTCTAATACACCATGGGGTTTAAACCAACCTAAGCGCAGAAATTAGTCTAGTAATACCTAGCGCGAGAAACCGTGGTTTCGCGCATGCCAACTTTCCCGCGGATTTTTTTAGCCCAATTTTCCGGTATGCCCCCGTTCTCCCGAAATCCCGTTCTCCAGAATTTTTTTGCGCGAATTTTTTAGGCCAAATTTCCTATATAGGGGTTCTCGAGATATCCTCAGATCTCGCCGCGCGCTTTGAGTATAGCCGCGTTCTTTTGGTGGGCCTCTTGTACGAGCTCTTTATTCTGGCCGACGTACGTAACCGCGTAGTTATTATTGATAAGCCAGTTATTGACGTTAACGCCGAGCTCGTTGGTGACAAAACCGAGTATCCGCCCGAACTTTTCGTTCGGGTCGAGTGTGGTGGTGATGGTTAACCGTTTACCGGCGAGGATTTCTTTAAGCTTGGCTTTACTTAATTCGCCGCGGATCTTTTCTTCTTTGATAGTAGTTCTGGATTCGGGGGTATCGATTCCGGCTAAACGGATACGTTGATTACGGAGCCAGACCCCGAAGCCCAGATCAAAATCGACTTCAATGGTGTCGCCGTCAATTACTTTTAATAGTTCTGCGGAATATGTATACATTTCGTATACTTATACAGGAGCAGCGCTTAAGGGTCGGGTAAGAGATGGGCTCCAGGGCTTAGGGGATCCATGATACACTACAACTCCTGCTTCTGGTATATCTCCGTGTTTTTTATAACTAACTACGGTAGGCGGTATTATTAAAGACCAGGATTTAAGATGCTGCTGTATCCACCATTGATCACCAGCGCGTCTAATTTTTTCGTCCATATTCTTTAATACATCTACATTAAAATCAGTTGCGATATCCTGTTTTGTACCCTGCCAAAGCATTACACTACTATTAATACATCCCGCATAATAAGCATCTCTCATTACATGAAATGAATTCGTATCAATAGCTAACTGATCTACCCAATCGATTTTTTTTATAGTAACATCTAAATCAAAATAGCAACACTTGCCATAGTCGTTTATAAACAGTTCAAGTTTAGACCACCAACCCGGCCAGTTATTTTTTAAAGGTACTACCGGATCAGTTATACTCGGATCGTCTGTTAGACATATTAAAGGTTCGTTAGTAAACTGTTTTAATTGATTTCGTAGACGATCTACATGAAATTTTTTATATATACCGCCTGTTTTTAACACGCACAGATAGTTCATAGAGTAAACACTACGTCTCTTCCAATACGACTTTTTACTTTATATCCGCATAGATCTTCGAGCCATTTTATTGTATAGTCATCCGGATATCCTCGCGAGCGGCCTAGTCCTTTAAGTTCAAGAGATATAGTTGGCTTGTATTTAAGTATAGTTTCGCGGCCGCCTTGTAGAGCATCTTGTTCCCAGCCCTCTACATCTAACATAAGAAAATCTAAAGAGGAAAGATTAAACTCGTCTATTTTAAATATCTTAATCCCGGTATCCGTAATTCGTACTTGAGTAGCTCCGTAATTACATTTTTCACTAATTGGTCTATATGTACTAACAGTACCTGTAGTACACCCTAGAGCGCCATTTATTTTTTCTATTTTACTATTTGTTACGTTTAAATCCAAACAAGCATAATTTTCTGGATCTGGTTCCACGGTTATTACCTTTTCGAAATGATTAGCTAGTATATTTGAGTATACTCCTACGTTGCCGCCGGCTTGTATACATGTTGTGAATTTGCTTACAAACTTAAGATAAAGTGGTATGCGTAAAGATTCTCCTAATACTATCTCTGGGGTCCGTAAATCATTATCTGGCCAGTAATAATCTTTTATTGTGCGCATTTATTTTATTTATTGTAATAGATATATTATCTACTATTTCTTCTTTCATGTATATAATATGTAAAAGTTCCTAAATAATAATATGTCTTTATTTGACGCTACCGCAAATTATATCCTGGAGTCTCTTAATGAGTCTATTATTTTAACAGAGTCGCGTAGGTTTCCGATATCCGTACGTAATAAGAACTATAAGAACCTAGAGAGAGAGTTTATTACGGATCCAGCGTTTAAGGCCGCTGCGGATGAGATATGGAGAAAATTTAATGATAACCCGGAAGATCCTTCGATAGACTTTAGCTTTTTAGGAAACAATATCAAGAACGCCCACGGTACTTGGTACAAGCTAAGTTTACGTATCCCCGGGAGCCGGACCCATTACCGGTTACTTGGATTTGAACCTAGGGAGGCGCGCGGTTTAATTATCTGGGATTGGATTGGGACCCACGAAGATTATAATAAGATCTGGGCTCAGAAAGCCGGGAGTCTTCCGGGTGGGTGGTACTTAAGTAAAGGTGGCCTTGTTAATTACGATAAGCTTGAACCCTGGCTCCAGGCTGCCGTTGATGCTACAAAGAATGCTAAGGAAAAGAACTTACCTTATGGACAGGCCGAGCTAGATGCTAAGGCCAAGAGAGCCGCGGTATCTAAATCTAAACAAGCCTTAAACCTAGCGAAGCGGAAATGGGGATCGGCTACGCCGTGGAACGCGGGGGCGACTGCGTCGCCAGAGAGTAAGTAATACTGAGTATGAATTATAGTCATAATATCCTTTTTGAGAAGTATATGAGTAGTGTGGTTAGATCTACTCTAAATGAAGCGCGTAAGGGGCCGAGTACTGCTGTAATTGATTTAGGTACAAAGCCTATGACTTTAAAGTTTGGTAAATATAATCTTGTTAAAGGAGAGGATACTGCTGTAACTACTTTCGATAAAGCAGTGCAAAAAGGTTACATTGCTTCGGGATCTCTAGAGAACATTAACACTTTAATTGGGATCGGGTTTAAATTTGATAAGGCTTATTTTATCGTAAAGTCGGTCGGTGCTCCTTCTACTATGGTCCATGGAGTAGATCCCGATGGGGAAGAACTATACTTTATACGTAAGGGAGGCAATTCTATGGTACCTCCATATTTGTATTATAAAACTAAATACGGACCCGCTGGTACTTTTTATAAAGAATTTGTTGCTAAGAATCCATCATTGGCGGGTACCGTACCTCCGGAGGAGATATTAAAGAACTTTCTTGGAAATACGGGTCGCAGTAAGGACTCTAAAATAACATTAAATGCAGATGGTTCGTACGATATTGTAGGAGAGTTACATCTAAGAAATGTTTATCAATCCGGTATCAAAAAAATACCTTTACCTACTATACCTATTAAGTTCAATAAGGTTACCGGGGGATTTTATGATCACTCCAATGGCGCACTTCCTTTAGAAAACTATCCTCGAGAAGTTGCTGGTTATCTTCATGTACAGACTAACGAAGCCAGTCTTGAAACTTTGCGCAATACTGTTGTAAAGAACAAATCCCGGGTAGGTTTTAATGCAAGTGTGGGTGGAGACTTTGACTATGATGCTAGTAGTATACAAATAACTAACTGCCCGAATTTAGTTAGTTTAAATTTTTTCCCTAAAACAGATAGTTCTACATCAGTAGATATTAGTCATTGTCCTAAATTAGCTAATTTAGAAGGACTACCTCGAGTCGTATCAGGGGGCTTAAATGTACAGTACTGCGATGGGTTAAGGTCTCTTAAAGGTGCACCGGACCGTTTTGAACCGTCAAGTAAGTACGCGGTAATTGGCGGGAGCGCGAGTTCGCTAAGATTATACCATTTAGATAATCTAGAGACTTTACATTATACCCCAGCCTTCGACGGAAGTCTTACTTTACAGCATTTACCTAACCTGAAAACTTTAGAAGGAGCTAGTAGAATAAAGTTGAGCTATTTTGCTCTTGACAGTTTAGGGATAGCCAGTCTCGAAGGTCTACCTTCAATTATGAGGGAAACAAGCGATCTCTCTCCAGGCTCTTCTTCATTTCCGAGTGTAAGATCAATGCGTAATAGTATTCGCAATTGTGACAATTTAGTTAATTTACGCGGCACACCAGACGGTTTACAGACCTTATACGTAATAAATTGCCCGGCTTTAAATAACCTTAATGGTTTACCGCGTAGTATGTCTTTCTTAACAATTGAAAGTTGCCCGTCTCTAAATACTCTTGAAGGCTTACCAGATGTTATTGAAGGAGATCTTCAGATAGTCGACTGCTCAGGTATAACAGAAAGTACACTAACTTATTACGCGGTCGGAGATGTTGTTAAGGGAGATATTTATTTTGGCGGGGAAGGAACCAGCCGCTTTAATACCAGACCAATTGATAAGTCTAGATATACTAGAGCAGTAAGAGACGCTATAACTAAAGGCAACATAGATGCCGATGTAAATCTAGACATTTAAAGGCTGTATAAGAATGGGGGTTGAGAGCCGGGTGTCAATTGATAAGTATAGTTATGTTAATCGCGACCTCTATTTGTATATTTCTATCTGTAGCTGCGGCCGGCTACGTAATGGCGTATATTGATCGGCCAGACTCTCTACAGAACAAGGATGATAAACCTAACGACTTTTATTTCTAACCGTGTCTAAACTAGATAACTTATATTCTCGTATTTTAAACCGTATCCCTTTTACTAGCCGGTCGCATTTTAGGGATGTGTATAGTTATGAGATCTTAAATGAAGAAGCACCGGTTGTAGTATACCCAGATGGCTTTCAGTATATAGAAGCTACTGGTACTATTTCATCTAGCTGGGATCAATTACAGGCCTCTTTATTTGATAGACAAAATGAAGGTAGTGGTCGTGGAGAGTACTCAGTTGCAGCATTGCTCATTTCAAAACTAGACCCGGCTAAATATAATGAATTTATACAAGCCGGAGTCGATGGACCTGGAGCTATAGGTACTATTAATGCAGCAAAGTATATTGATGATTTCGGTATCGTACAGGGTGGTAGTGTATCATATGACGTAAACTATCCCAACACGGATCTGAAATACGAAGTTAAAGAGATTGGAGAAGGTAAAGGAGAAGCTCGTACCGGTACAGAAGGTAAACGCGCCGCTAAGACATTATTAGATAAGATTCATTCTGGGGTTAACAATCTTTACGAAAAGTATACGGTACTCGATTCTCAGAGCAAAGAAATAGTTAACCAGTTTAAAACCCCTTCCGGTCTTACTATTGGTTCTATTTTACAAACTGCTCACAAATACTTTAGTATTAAGACTGGCGAACTACCTATGGGCGCAGTCTTTTCTAGAGAGAAGAAAGTAAAAGTAGTAAAGAACCCCAGAAAGAAACCAACTCCAGAACCTGAACCGGCATCTTCTGAAGAAAGTATATCTGTTCCTAAACTTTCGTTTTTAGCGGATCTTATCTTTGAACTGGTAATGGATCCACGTATTGAAGAGATAATACCGCAGACCGCTGAGCAAATAAAAAATATATATAAGACAAACGATTTTGAAGCTCGTTTTATTGATGCCTATATAAGAAACTATTTAAAAGATATTGCTACAAACGACCCTAAAGTTAAGCTCAGTGATTTTATTTTATACTGCTCTGTTTCGATATTCAGAAACGATACAGCATTTAAAAAAGAAGTACAAGATTACTTCACCCCGGGTACAGAGCAACATAAGAGAGCCGTAAAGGAAGCGCTTCCAGTTACTGGAGTATTCGCCGTAGACCCAGGACGTTTCTATTATACCGGTGCTAATGAACTAGAAAAAGGTATAAGAGTGACTCGTATTAGTATGGGTGGTTTTAAGATCGGTAAAGCTGAAGAATAATTATTTTTTGTTTTCTTATAAATGAATAAATTTATTTTATATTATTCTCATAATTCTCTACCAATTTTAATGGAAGAATTTTTTCAAAAAAAACTTATTGAAACTGTTAGCGGTATACCTATAGTTTCAGTAATAAAAAACCCTCGTACTGAGTATAGCGGTACTTTCGCTGATATAAATCTTAAAATAGATTTTAAGTATAATAATTGGAGCAGTATATATCAACAAATGGGAGCGGGTATTGATGCTATACTTAAAATTAAAGAAGATGTGATAGTTTATATTGCGGAGCACGATGTTATATATCCTCCTTCGTATTTTGCAAATTTACCGCCAGACGAAATGACTTTTTTGAAAAATTTAAATTTATATTTTCTTATGAAAAGGGGCTATATTGGCCCTTTCGGAAATTATATACAATCTCAAACTATAAGCACAGCAAGATTATTTAAATCTTGGTTAGACGAAGTAACTAAGATTAAAGGTCCAAGCGGCTATAAACTAAAAAAATTTAATAACGAACATTCTTCTTTAGATGTGAGACACGGGTTTAACTACACGGGGCCTCGATACGCTCGTACAGAAAAAAATTATATAACTTCTTTGCCTTATTGGGGAAATTATAAAGATATACTCAATACAATACCAGGAATTATACCTTTTAGGCAAGACAAGTCTCAAGGAATAGAATAACACTACTTACCATAGCGCTCTTCTACTATCTTCATATTACGAGCAAAGATAGTTTCTTGCATTGGATTCTTAGTTACTGTAGCTCCACCCTCGTGATAAATCGGGAACGGGCCAGCTACCTTATTGGTACCAGCAATTCCGTCTAGATGTATTTCAGGTACCTGGTGTATACTAAACCCAGCCAGATGAGCACGTACGCAATAATCAATATCTTCACCGCAACCCGGAGTGAATGTTTCATCGAGTAGACCAATTTTATTTATTACTTCTCTTTTTATAGCAGCACAGAAAAATAGAACCCAAGGCTTACCACCTTGATAGCGTTTAATTAGACCGGTTATACCAGCTTTAGGGTTAGTTAAAAGCGGTTCAACTAACTTATTGTACCAGGTATTGTCATAGAGAACTGTGTCGTTATTCAACAGAATAACTATATCTCCAGTAGCAACAGACATGCCCATATTAACTGCCTTAGGGTACCCTAAAGGCTTATGCCACTCTACCATATGAAAATATTCGTTCTTATACTCTGTATTAAAAAGTACTCGAGTATAATCAGTACAGCCGTTTGACACAACAATAACTTCTCCGTCAGTTAAGTCAGTATTGTCTCGAATACTTTTGAGACACTTATTTAAAAGATCCCAACGACTGAGTGTAGGTATAATAATAGAAAATTTCATTAGGGTGGTCCGTATAATTGGGTTAAGCGCGCTTCATTTGCCTTAGTAATCTCAGCCATATTAGGTATAGTGTTACAGGTTACTCCGCCAATATGGTATATCGGAAACAAGAACGGTCTTCCTGGACTCGTTAAGTTACCTTGAAAAAGAGGAACCATATAATTGGTATAGCCTTTAAAATAAGCCTTAATACAGAAATCAGTATCTTCTCCGCCGCCTGCTCCAAACGATTCGTCAAGATAACCTAATTCTGCAAAGACATTTCTTTTAATCATTACACAGAAGAAGATCAACCATGGTATACCAGCTCGTGTTAAACTTGAAGGTCCTGTCGCGCACACGTTGGTAAACCGGGTAAACGGCTCTTCAAGCATGCTTATCCAGTTTGAGTTTAACAGCTGTGAGTCATTATTAAGTAAGATTAAATACTCTCCAGTTGCAACGGCAGCACCTAAATTTATTGCCTTAGCATACCCCAAGGGCTGTTCCCATCTAACAAGTTTAAATGGAGACCCGAGACTATTAACATAGTCTACTGTCCCATCTTTACAGCCATTACTTACAACAATAATTTCAGAACTATTAATTACAGAAATAGAAGTATTAGCTATAATACTATCAATACATTGCTTAAGAATATCAACCCGGTTGTAGGTGGGTATAATAATAGAATATTTCATATTTTATATCCAATATGAGCGATAAAACCACCAACGCTTATAAACGCTCGGCTTATTTTGCGTGTGACCGTTCTATAAATTCGAGTATTAAAGAAATACTTATTATACCACTTCTTTCTCTGTCTTTCGTCTTCTTCCTGGTATTTTTTTTCTCGAATCTTTCTTTCTGCATTATCAGTAGCTTCAAATTTCTCCAATTCGCACTTCTCGACCTGACCTCGAGTAAAGGTCAGCTTGAATTCAATCCAACAATCGTATTTTTCTGTTTCTATAAAATTATAAACAAAGACAGTTCCGTGATGATAAACTTCTTCAAGATATGATTCTCTACTCTCATTAGAAGAGTTGAATGTAGCATTTGATTCTTCCTTATCTTTCCAGTTCTTAATATAGAGTTTACCATTCTGGATAGTGTACTCCGCCAGAATGTTTTCCAGGCATTTAGTTTGAAAAGGTCTGGTATTATCCTTTAGACCGAGCTTGATCATTTCCTCCGTAAAAGGAAGGCTATCAAAGTCATTACTTGCCATATAGACTGTATCGAACATTCCCATAATTAAATATATTATAGAACATTGCAAACTATTCCATGTTTTTTAGGTAAAAAGTAATAAATATATACAACTATGGCTACATATTCTCAGCAAATCACACCTGGTAGTAATAATCAATTTGCTATCGCATCCAACTCAGTTTCCTCTTTATTAGTTTATCCAGCTGTAAGCGGTAACAATAATAACGTTTTTATAGCTTATAACACAACTGGCTTAGGTACTCCTTCCGTGTCAGCAAGCTCTGCTGTTAACATAACAACTACATGGGGAGATGTGGTTAGAGTATTAGTTTACCATAACCGTAGTACAAGCGGGGTAACTTTTGTTGTTGCAAGTAAATCGAGTCGTCAAGTTAATACGGTTGCATTCGGCTTTAATACCTCAACAGGTGCAATTTCAAGTGGCCCGACAGTTGCAGCAGCTTCAATTGGCTCTGCAATTTACCCAGATTTTCTACGTAAGCATAATTTAGGATATTTTTAATGCCTAAAACGTTTACAATATTAGCTGAGAAGTATCGAACTGTTACAGAAGCTCCGTTAGAAACTGAAGTCATTTCTAACGGAGAGCATAAATCCGATCATAACGTATCTATGGCTCGTACTAAAGCTCTGCAAGCTGCAGAAGTATCTGCAGAGCTTTTTGAGTTATTAGAAACTATGTCTGAGGATGCTCCTATGCACGCTTGGAAAGTAACTAATGTTACTCAAGCAGCGGATATGTTACAAGACGTACTGGCTTCAATTAAAGCAGATCTAGTGAGCGGAGACGAAAATGAAATTATTCAAGTAGTCGATCAAGAAGATTAATATGAAAAAAAATTATAATTATAATAAGCTGTCCGACAAATATGAAATGCTAGTAGAAAAAGCTAGCTTAACTTTAAGAAAAGAAATGTTTAGAGAAGAGTGCTGGGACGCATCCAGTGACCGCCCTATACCGGAATGCTGGACTGAAACAGGCGACATTAAAGAAGAATGCTGGTCCTCAGGACCAGGCGGGTCTAGTAGTATAGACGGCGGTGCTATAGCAGATTCAGTTTAAAGAGATTTTAAAGTTTTCCAAACCGCTTCTTTATCTACCCCTGTAGGCAGCAGTCTAAACGCGCTGTATTTGTCTCCAGCATCAAGGTATGCTCTAAATTCAGTACCAGATGCTACTCTTGGTGTTGGTTTAATTTCTACTTTCTTTAAATTTGTAGAGTATCTTTCTATATTTTTATATCTACTGGCTTCATCTATATCAGTATAAAGGTTAATTGTTATGTCAGAAGCTTCTGGGGATTCATTCAAGGTAGCAATATATTCGTAAATTGTACCAATCGGGGAAATTTCAGCAACAATAAGATGTATTTTAGCTCTGTATTGTTCAAGTAATGGTACGTAATGATTCCACACATTAACTTTTTTAGTTATGTTTATACCTGTACCGCCTCGTTCTTGCGGAGAAATAATTATATAAACATCATCATTTTCTTTAGCAGCAATTATTGCAGCATCAAAATGCCCTACGTGTGGCGGGTTAAAACCACCACCAAAGAATCCTATAGAATAACTTTTTTCTTCTTCTGCGGATTTATTTTCTTCTTCTTCATCTATTTGCTCTTTAGGTTGAGGTATAGAGCGGCCACGTTCTCCGCTGTATAAGAAGTTATTAGCGCTGAAATCTAGTCTATCAACAATCTTGACTTGATTAGGTGTATCCCCTACATACAACACATGACCTTCTCCAGGTACAGTAATAAATTTATCTCCTACCGGTATAAAAGATTTCATGTCATCTAATTTACCCTTTACCTGGGCCAGTAATTGCAGAAAGTATTCTTTTATTTGAGCCATGTTGTATGTAGCTCCAAGTAGATTATAAAAAGAATCTTTATTTGTTTCTATAAAGACTTTTATATCTTCTTTCTTTTTACTAGCGTTTGCTTTACCACGAGTACCGAGTTTTTCTGAAGCTTTATCTACTTTAAAATTAATAAAAGCTACAAAACCACTAAAAAATTTAGCACCTTCAAAAGACTCCCCTGCTCTTACCGCCTTAAACATGCCACCACCTTCTCTGACCATACTGTTAAGATATTGTTTTAAATAACCTGTAACAACTGTATTACTTAAATATTGAGCATCAAATTCAGGCGTAATACTATTTATTTTAGTAGTTGCTGAAACTAATAATGCGTTAATTGTTCTTCTTGTAGGTTCGTCTATAGTTAAATTTAATGTATTATAGTTAGAACCTTCTGCAAAGACCCCTACTTTTTTTAGAGAAAGTACAACACTTGTAACATCTCTTCCTGCAGGAGAAGAAATAATTTTGTTGCCGTCTGCTTGTATATTAAAACCTGCATGTACCACTATTCCTACTTTTGCGTTAGATACTTGGTTAAATAGTTTAGAATTTGGATCAGCAGGTATTGCGTATGTGATTAAATTTGGCTGAAAAGTAATAAAATTTTCATTGTTTATATTTTTTATTACAGGGGGTCTAGAAGGAGAAAAAAGTAAATCCCCTTGATACATTTTACCTGAACCGTCGTAGCCTTGTTGAAAGTAAGGAAATATTGTTTTTAAAAGGTCTCTTAAACCGGGAGCCGCGTCTCCGTATAGTGCATCTACTTCTTCAACGCTGTGTATTAAGTTGGGAGTATTTGAAAATACAGTCTTAGTACCAATAAAAAACTTACCTTCGTACTCTGGCCTTGGATCTATACCAAAAAATAAAGCTGGAGCCCCGTCTATTTTTAAATTTACTGAGGTTTTACTACGAATACCTTCAAGATAATTAACAAAGTTCTCAACCTGTTCTACGAATTTAGTATAACCAGCTCTACCTTCTTCTATAGCCAAGTCTTCAAGATGGGTGAGATGGGCTTTTAAAGTCGCGTTTTCTGCTGATTCAACTAAAGTGTAGTACTGTTTAAACTTAAGCATTAAAATACTTATTGCTCTACAAGGCCAAAACGTTCAATAGCCTGTACTACAAATACTGAGGGCAATATAATTCCTTTTTCAGCATGAAATTTCAAAGCTTTAGTTATAGTAGCAATTTGACGTTCAGTAAGCGGGCACGCTATAGTTTTTAAAAACTCTTCTTTAGTGTTATTTTCTGGATCAGGAAGTGTTTCGATTAGTTTGCCTGCATTATATATATCTATAATTTCATTAGCCCATCCACCTAGAGATAGTAAATCTTTAATAAGTTTTATTGTACCGTAATATAAAACGTAGTTTTTTTGCATATAAAGTAATTACTATTTTTTATAATAAATCCAGTCCCTTATAAATGTAATAACTATAAATGTTCTCTAATATACCGCCATCTCTATACCATTCTTCTACAGATGAATTAGATTCAGAAAGTGTTGTTGAAAGACTATCAGCATTATTATTCCAATCAATTAAATTATTAACAGTTACGTTATTATAAACGTCGTTAAATACCCAAAATTTGTAATAATTTGCTACGGGGGTCTTCACACCCCACCCGTAAAAAGAACTTAACGGGTAAGCTGTAAGAGGATAAGTCATTCCTGAAGTAAAATAGCTCTGCATATTAGCAGCGGTAACACTGGCATAAGAGTTGATTACCGGCACTTCTAATAGCTCGTAAAAACTAGATTCAAAAATACTATTTAGTACTATTTTTTGCCCGGCACTAACTATAGTAGTATTGATATTATATGCAGTTAAAGCAGTACCGAGATTAACATGATACAGTTTATTATTAAAATCAGTATTGTACTTCTCTCTTGTACCCCATAGCCGTTCATGCGGGGTCGAGAATAAATCGAATGCTCTCTTTAAAACAGGTGGCGGGTTTAAATTATAATCATCAAACTCGTTATCAATAATTTTTGCTAAGGAATAAAGACTGTTTACATTACTATTATCAATATCTTGTGTGTTTATTACAAAATTAGATATTTTTTCATATGCTTTAGTACCGAAATTATCTTCTGTAGTATAACTATTACCAGCTATAGCTGAAAGAAAAGTAAATAAATTATTGTTAGACGCTATGGTTGGCTGTAAGGCATAAGCCTGTAATTGCGCGCCATAGTTAAAGTTTTCATTAATTTTTCTTACAAAATATGTTTTGTCAAAATCTATAAAAGTGTGTAAAGACGAACCAGTAACTGATATTACTTGCAGGGTACCTGCTGTACTGGTCGCGGCGGCAACTCGAGTGAAAGGATTGTACCCAGAAAGCGGATCAGGGTCCGGTTCAATTATAGTAGTAAAATTTGGAGCTACAGCTTCAAAAGAAGCGGTTAATGAGCCGCTTGATAATAAGCTAGATGCATTTGAAAGAGTATAAAAAATATTTTTATAAAACCCCCCTGTATCTCTTCCAAGAGAATCAGTACGAGAAAAATTAAAGGTACTATCTTTAAAAGTAGCAGCTCCAGATACACTAGTAGAAATAGCTATAGGGCTACTACTTACAGGGTAATTTAAAAGAGTTTTATTTGCAAAATTACTAAGTGTATTAGTAGCACTAACACTATTAATAGTAACAAAAAATGTTCCGCTTGTACTCGGCCACAGAGTGCTAGGTAGATTTATATTACCACCGTTTACTGTAATATTAAAATGATCTGCAGAAAGATTCTTTATATAGAATAGACTCGTTAATGAAACTGTATTGTTTGAAAAAGACTGAAAAGAATTATCGTTTTTATCTTGGTAATTAGGATAAGCTTGATTATTATAATTTATCCAAATTAAAGGAGCATTAACTGTAAAGTTGGTACCGCTGTAATTTAAAGAAGGAATGTCATCTATATAATAGATGTCTATAGCCCCTGTATAGCCAACAACTGTCTCTGTCGAACTGTCGTAGCCTGGTGCAAAGGGTGTAGCACCATTTTTGTCTATTAAAACCGCTTGTAACTGGTCTATAGTGGGTCTAACATTAGAAATTATATTACCATCTAGGTCTGTAAATCTCCATCGTGGTCTTAAGTTAGCATACTTGTTTTCGTATGTAGGTACATCCCATGGCTGGGATAAAGAGTTTTGAGAATATAGATCAAACGAAATTCTATCACTTAAAGTGGTAGATGTTGTAAAGCGAAATGTAATAGGAGTCGCTTCGTTAAGAGGTCCAGGCGGACAGGATTGGTACCCGTGTGGTACCGCTCCAGCGCTAAGATTTGTACTTGAAAGTCCATCCCAACTAGAGAAGTCCCATTGTAGTGTGTCTCCGCAAAAGTTTACTACACTAAGAGTCTTACTAAAGGTAATACTTGAGACGCCGTCATTACTAATGGCGCTTAGCTTTACTTCATACTGCCCGGGCCAGTTATAAGTATGAGAAGTACTTTGTAAAACGCTGTTTTCAACATCTTGTATTTGATATATTGTACCATCTCCAAAGCTCCAAATTAAGGTACAAGAATTTAATATTTCTGCCGGAGAAGAACCAGAAGTTAAATTTATTCTTGCAACAAAAGGGGTTGCATGAGTGTAGCCTTGAGACACAGAAGAAGTATATACATCTTCTACATAGATTGAAAAACTACTAATCTTAGATAGTGCTTCAAAGTCAGCCATATAATTATAGATTTATTACAGAAGTGTCCTCTGACACATCATAGTCTATTATTATTCTAGAAACTAAAGTGTCTATATCGTAAAAATATATTGCTTGAAAGTTCTGCAAAGTATAATTTTTAGTTACAATTTCATTATCGTTTTGCGGATAAGATGGGTTCCACACTAATAAGGAAATACCTTCTACAATATCGCCTGTATCTAGACGTTGGGTAAAAATACTCTTTACTCCTGGTATGTCTTTAATTAATGCGGTAAGTTCAACTAAGTTTACCGTATACCCTAAGCTGAGTTTAGTTGCGTCGAAGAAGGTCTCAAAAATGGTTTTGACCTTGTTTTGTACTGTTTGAGTTGAGACCTTAGCATTGCGATTTAATTTTACTATTAATCTAGACTGCTCTATTGCCGTATTAAGCTCATTGTCTCCTGTAGCTTTATAAGCAACTGTTACAGTCTTAAAGACTGGATCTGTTACGATTACCTCTGCAGTTAGAGGTTTTTTAGAATTAGCTGATGATAGAATTAAGCTTTTTTGGGACGGAGTTAAATAATTGATCTTACCGGTGGGGGTACTACGCGGCAAAGCATAGACATAAACGTTGTTAAAGTTACAAGAAGTTGAAAACGCAATTTGATTATATAGTACTCGAGAATCTTGATTGGGTACAGTAAGACCTATGTCATACAAATACCGTAAATGATTGTTAACATAGTCATTGTTGTTATAAACTTTTACGTCTTGTATAATATTGCTAAATGAAGTTTTTACAAAATTTTCAAAGTCAACGTTAGTAATAAGTCTGAACTGAGAACGAAATGCACCCGGGGCATTTTTTCTTATACTTTCAACATTTTCAGCTCCAGTGTATACGGTAGAAGGGTTTTTATTATTAAAAGAAAGAGTGTTTATATTGGTGTCGTCTATATACAATAGATCTACACTAAATACATCTGCTTTAATTTGATTAAATTGTGCTGTTGAAAATATTACAGCCGGTAAAGTTGCTAATTCTTCTGCTCCTATTTGTCCTTCTGTACCTTGAGATTGTATATAATAAACAGCAACTATATCGCCTAGATTCAATCTTTTACCGTTTATATCATCTCCAAATTTTATTTCATAGTTACGAGATTCATTATATCGTACTTCATATTTTTTAGACGTTGAGCTTTCCAGGTATAAAGAATCCGTTCTCTCCCATTGCTCCCACTTATTCGTATTGATATTTCTCACATAAACATCTATATTAAAATGATCAATTAAAATTCCGCTACCAGGGGCAACAAAGACCGTTTCATTATTAACACCAGCCGCAGTATAGAGCGGGTATTCAGTCCACTTGCCTTGATAAAGTAAAGTCTGGGCACCTACACTATCTAAGGATTGCTCTCCTGATATGCTTTTTGTAAAAGTAATATCTTTATTAAAATTATACGACCCGTTGTTTACTCTTAAAAAAGTGTACCGCGGTATAGTATAGGCCCCAATTGAAAGAGTTGAATTAGCGCTGCATTCAAAGGTTAATGTTGAAGTCTGGGACCCTACAGGAGAATAATTTACGAGTTTAACAATTCGATTTATATTTTCATATATTTGAGCTTCACTAAACATAGATTCAGATGAAGTCTTGTTTAAATAAAACATTAACGTATGAAAAGAGTACGCTATAATATTCGTTATAGCGGTTAAATTAGAACCTTCGAGGTATTGATCTGTGAATAGACCGCTTTCGGTAAGACGCGTACGAATAAACTCTCTTAATGAGATAGCGTCAAAAGCTATATACTCATTAGTGTTTATGTTAAGATCTGTTGTGTCTGTTGTTAAATTTGACATTTTATGTTAAAGTAAAACCTGTTTTGTCTAAAGTACCGGGGAGTCTAATAGTCGTATTTAGAGCGGGTATTTCTATATTTAATAGAATATAGTAAGTTTGCTCTTCTTCATTAAGCTCTATTGTAACATTTGCTACAGTTACTCTAGGTTCAAATAAAGATACTCCGTTTACTATATCGTTACCGATAAGTCTACCGGTAGATTCGTCTAGAGGTTCAAAAAGATATTTTGTCAAATTTAATCCATAAATTGGATTTAATAAATTCTGTCCAGGAGTGGTGTTGAATAAGTTTAAAATTGAATTTCTTATAGCACTTTCATCAAAGTCAGCTCTTAAATCTCTAGAAATAGGGTTAGAAAAATCCAAATGCAAATCTGAATAAGTATAGGCGTTAGTAGTTACTTGTAACTTTTGTAAACCTGTAAAAGTAAGAGACGGCATCGTAAATTACTTAGGGAGAGAGTAAGTAATAATACACATGAAAAACAGTAAGTTTAATCCACTTTTTGAAACAATTTATAGTCGTTTTCAAAACGGAGCGGGGTTCCTAGCAGGAGATGTAGTTAAGCTTAAGTCTAATTATAAAAATTTAGAATGCTATAAAGCCTTAGGGGAAAACGTAAAACAACGTATAGAAGATATAACTAAGACTGGTAATAATATTCGCGTCGGTCGTTTACATAATTCTCATTTCAGTAACAGTTACGGCGCTATGGGCGGTACAGATGCTCCTGCAACACTTGCAGATTGCTATGAAGAAGTTGCTCCAAGTTTTTGGCGTAATTTAGTAACTATCCCGGTCGAGTGTTTAGAAACGGCTAATCCGCTTGTTGACTTACCACCTGTACCTGCCAATCAAAAAGACAAGCAACGGGCGTATCAAAAGCCACTTGAAGCAAGTAAAGATAAACCAAACAAAGGAACTGAAATAGACGAGCAGACTAAAGTAGGCAAAAAACAGACTCATGCTCCAAAAGGAGATTATGAACTTGCAACAAAAAATACTAAATTAGATAATTCCAATAATTACGATGATAGCAAGCCTTCGAAACCAAAGGGCATGGAAAAGGCAAAAGAGCTAAAAGAGTCGTACGAGAATATATATGGTAAAATGCTTACTGAGGATATTGGAGCAATGGGCGCCGGTGCCAATTATGAAGAAGTAGGCTACGAAGAAGTGGAGGGAGACCTTGACTCAGAAGTAGATCAAACAGACACAGAAGATCTTGCAGGTATGGAAGATCCTACAGGCATGGATGGTAGTTCTGAAGAATTAACTAATAAAGTAGCTCTAGCAAGTAAATTGTCTAGACAGGCTATGGGGCTAGACTCGCAATTAGCTTCAGAGGAAGATATGGACAATTCTGAAGAGGCTTTAGTAAAAGAAATACCTGCAAAGCCAGGTAATGCAAATGATCCTTTTCTTAACTGGCCACCTTGGACTGCTACTAAAACTGAGCCAGAGCAATAATACGGTACTTTAAGTTATTGTGAACTCTGGTGTTTATCGTATATTAAGTCCAACTGGACATTATTATATAGGTTCAACTAAAAACTATACTAAACGCTGGAAAGAGCATTTAAAAAAGCTTACCACGGGTAAGCATAATAATACACATATGCAGAACCGATATAGCAAGTATCCGGAAGGATGGTTGTTCGAGATTGTAGAGTGTGTGTCTTTAGAAACTAAAAAACTTCTAGAAGTTGAACAAAAATACCTCTCGGCGTGTGTTGGTAAAGATGTATTATGCATGAATATTAATAAATCCGCTGGTCACCCGTCTAGGCTCGGAATTAAAATACCACATACCCAGCAAACAAAAAATAAAATAAGCCTCGCACACAAAGGTATGCTTGCGTCAGCAGAGACACGCACAAAAATGAGCATAGCTCATAAAGGCAAAGTTAAGACTGAAACACACAGAGCTAGTCTCAGTAAATCCTGCACTGGGAGAAAACTCTCAGAAGAAACAAAATTTAAAAAAAGTTTAGCTCTAAAGGGTAAGCCTTGGTCTGAGTCTCGTAGACTTGCACATCTACGTAAAAAATTACAGTTGGCTTAAAGCTATAATGCAAGAAAACATATTAATTTCTTGATCCATAACTAAAGCGCTTTTATAAAGATTATCCGAGACTTGCAGCAATGCAAGTCTCTTTTTATCTTCTGGTAAAGAGCTCTTGTAAACAGAATTAAATAAGTCTTTAAGAAGCTTAGGGTAGTCGTTACCGAACGATTGCTCGTTTTCAATAACAAGTCTACGCAAAGACATCAGGTCTTCTTTGTTAAGCAGTTTTTCTAGAATCTCTTGCGCAAAGTCTTCATTGTTAATCGTATCTTTAATACAGAGTTTATTCTGTATAACATTACGCTGTACAAAATTAATTATCTTGCGTAGGTCGGGGTAATTATACCTAATAACTTCTTTAAGTCTATTAACTTGCTTTTCATCAAAAGAAACACTTTCAGTTTTAAGAATATAAACAATTCGCTTAGCGTATTCTCTAATAGGCGGAGTAAAGTCGGTAAAGACCTGACACCGAGACTGAATAGGCTGAATAATACGATGAAGATAATTACCGGTAAGAATAAAACGAGTATTGCCTGCGTACTCTTCCATAACATTACGCAATGCGCGCTGTCCAGCATCAGTAAAGTTATCAAATTCATCTAGAAAAATAACTTTAATTTTTCCATCTATACTCTTAGTTTGAGCAAAAGTCAAAATGGAAGTACGGACTTCATCAATACCATTTTTCTCGCTAGCGTTAATATAGAGATATTGCGCATCTAGAATCTCGTTAATGAGAATCTTAGCTAGCGTTGTCTTACCTGTGCCTGCGTTACCTACTAAGAGTATATTGGGTATCTCCTGCTTTCGCTGACACTCTTCTACAAAAGAACGAAGAGTGTCAGATAAGACCATATCGACCAGTTTAGTTGGTCGATATTTTTCTACCCAAATATTTTTGAGCTGTTCGTTAATAGACATTATTTTTTGTCGGAGGAACCAAAGCCCTTTTCTCCACGAGCTGACTCAACTACTTGATCGGTCCATTGTACATCTGCTTGAATAAGAGGGTAAACAATAAGTTGAGCTACTTTATCTCCGGGCTTAAACACCTGATCTTCAGTACCGAAATTATAGAGCTTAATGCCCATATCTCCACGGTAAGGATTATCGATAATACCGAAATGCGGAAAGATATGCTTCTTAAACCCCACCCCAGACCGGCCTTCGACTCGAATCCAATAGCCAGGTGTAATATAGCCAAGCTTTAGACCTACAGGTGCAATAGCCCAGCTTTTTGCTGGTACGGTAACCTCGCTAACTGCAGTAACGTCTAAGCCGGAATCTCCAACATAAGGATCGTTATGATTACACTTAGGTAGTACTGCCGCATCATGAGTCTTAACAAATTTAATAGTTACAGGGAACATATAGACGTAGTGTATAGTACAATATTGATAAATCAATTATTGCCAATAAGTATTCTTGATGAATCCTCCGCTGCCGGACAACAAACCTTCTGATAACCAGAATGTTATTAACCAGATAGATGACTTTATAAAAGGTTTGGATGTACCTCAAGGTACAACGGTTGCCACAGCTGTAGTAACTCGTACTAATGATAAGAGTGAAGAGAATGTAGCAGTAGAAGTACCTAAAAGTGAAGCAGAAATGCAAGAGTTTGTATTAAAGCATTCAGCTAAGCTTGCTGAGTTAAGTCTTAAAAGTATACAAGAATTGCAAAAAGTTACTGTTGCAACAGGGGACCCTGATCAGATGGCTGGGCTTGCTAGCTTAATAACTGCTGGTGCAGGTGCAATAGACGCTATCAATAAAATACATATACAGAATAAAAAAACCGAAGCAGCTAAAGAAATAAAAAAACTTGAAATAGAAGGTAAAAAAGAGATACAGAAATTAAAAAATGACGGTTATTTAAACTTACCACAAGGCAATACAAACGTATTAATTGCAACTCGAGAAGAAATTATAGCTCAGTTGACCGGTAAAGCAAAGAATAAGCCTGTCGAAGAGGTAGTTGAAGTACCTATGCTAAGTTCAAGTTCTTAAGTTTTTCTTTTATCTTACCTTTCAATTCAGGCATATCTTTAATCCAGTCTTCAATTACCGGTCCTACCTCGGCTTTAAATTTATCTGAGCCTATTTTACTCTTAGTTTCTTCTATACTACCAACCAGTCTGTCAGCAAGCTCTTTCTCTACTAATTCGCTTTTATGTGTAAGATAGAGTTTATAGAGGATACCTGCTACAATAAACAGGCCTATAACCACCGCTGCGGTTATAATAGCCCACATAGGTAAAGTCGCTATAAAAATACTTAAACCAAAAGCCCCCATAGAAGCTAAAGCAAGTACCAAGCTTCGTGTTGCATAGGCTCCAATAGCCGCGCCTACGCCAATACCTACAAATATTTTTATTAGGTATTTTATAAGCTCAGCTTTTTCTTGTTCATGTTTAAGCCTTTCTTCGAGCTTTGCTTTTTCTATAGAGTCTTTTTCAGCCTTAGCATCAGCTAAAGCCAATAAGGCGGTAGCTTTATCAGCATTAATACTATCAAGTTCTTTCTTTTTTGTATTAATTTCGTTTTGTATTTTCTCTATAGTCTCTTTGTCTGCCTTAGCCTGTTGTAATGCTACATCATATTTTTTCTGTAGATCTTGTAGAGTGGTATTTTTGTCGTCCAGTTCTTTCTTTAACTCTTCATTAACCCGTAGTAATTCCTCTGTAGTTAAATTAGGTAGACGGGTAACTAATTCCTTAGATTTAAAATTTAACAGCGTATCTGGCCTTGTTCTTTGGTCAGCAGGCTTGAGCTCGCTTATTTGTAATATACCGTACGCAAGACCTGAAGCTTTCTGTAAATTAGCTGCTTGAACTGTTTCTTTTTCCTTAACCTTAGCTTCAATTTCTGTTACTGTCTTTTTAGTTTTTTCATCATACTCTTTTATAAGAGCTGTTTTTTCCTGTTCCCAATGACGCTTTGATACAAAAGTAAGATTATCAGGTAGTAAATTGCAACCAGTTAAAAACAATAATCCTAATGTTGCAAGTATACTTGTTGTCTTCATTTAATTACTTACAATAAAAAAGGGAGAGATTTCTCTCTCCCTTGGGTATCAACTGGCAGAACGATTAACTAATATCGATAATCTTCTTGCCACCGTTTTCCACTTTGTTCTTAGGAAATACCAAAGTAAGAACGCCATCTTTTTGTTCAGCCTTAGCTTTATCTAGATTGTAAGAGTTGCCAACTGTGAAGCTGCGACTAAAGGTTTCCTCTTGTGATCCACCTTTATGAATCACTTTGCGAATCCCTTCAATCGAAACAACTCTACCCTCTACTGAGACGGTTGTTTTATCCTTGGATACCCCGGGAAGATCCACCTCTACAGTGAGTTCGTCCCCCTCTTTAAACCTTACAGTGTCTCCTGTACGGCTCACGTCACCCCAAAAGAAAGGGTGATCGAATGGATCCCTACTGAAGAAAGCATCAATAAGGGATGTTTTATATGCTGCTGGACTGTTACTATTGTAGTTAGTTAGTTTTTGCATAGTATGCGCGTGTGCGCAATAATAATTATAAAACTAAATCTAAAAAATCAATTAAGACTCACAACTATAACATGTTAAGATAGAACGAGCTAACTCTTGTGCGGGATTTGCCGAGCGCTGGTAATAGAGACTCTTAATACCGCTTTCCCAAGCAAATATAAGTAAGTCATTTACGTCCTTAGGCTTGGTATTAGGTGGAATCATTAGATTAAGGGATTGGCCTTGATCAATATACTTCTGACGAGCAGCTGCCTGAATAACGATTTCTTTTTGACTGATTTCTCCGAATGTCTTAAACACGTCTTTTTCTTCTTGTGAAAGAAACTCGAGATGCTGTACAGATCCGCCCTTTACAAGTATGGACTTCCAAGTACCATCCGTATTCTTACCTTTCTTTTCAAGGAGCGCTTCGAGGTAAGGATTCTTATAAGTAAACTTACCCTTAGCAAGATCCTTAACGAAATAATTCGAATTAAGAGGTTCTACTGAAGGAGATGCTTGCCCGAGTATGAACGAACTTGAAGTTGTAGGCGCTACTGCTAGTGTGGTTACGTTGCGCCGCTTGTACCCCTTTAACAAAGGCGGCTCGCCAAGCAAAGCAGCTAGTTTTTCAGTAGCTTCATCAGCTCTAGCACGGACAAACTTCCAGATACGATTGTTAAGAAGCTTAGCTTCCATAGACTCAAACGCAATCATATTAGACTGTAGATAGGTATGCCACCCGAGCGCGCCAATACCAAGCGCTCTTTGATTGATAGCAAAATTTCTTGGATGAGCCATAAACTTCATCTTTTCAGTCTTATTAATAAACTCAGTCATTACTGAATCGAGAAAGTAAACGAGAGTCTCTACTGCATCTGTATCTTTCCATTCGTCCCATTTTTCGAAATTGAGCGAGGAAAGATCACATACAAACGATTCCTCAGTGCCGTTTGAAAGCATAATCTCGGTACAGAGATTACTGTGATGAATTTTAAGGTTCTTATCCTTATACACTTCAGGGGCTTGCTTATTAGCATTATCCGTAAAGAAGATATAAGGGTAGCCTGATTCAAAGCGCTTCTTAATAACTAGACCCCAAATGCGGCGCTTTTCTTTATCACCATCAACCATTTCTTTAAACCACTTATCATCTACACATACACCAATAGAAAGATTTTGAATAGTATCTCCTTCCTTACGAATGTTAAGAAACTCTTCAATGTCTTTATGATCAATAGGTAGGTACGCAGCAAATGAGCCACGACGGACATTGCCTTGAGAGATATAATCAGTAAGAGACTCAAATACTGTAAGCTGATGATGTACCCCGGTTGATTCCCCGCCAGAGCTAATCTTAGCTCCACGTGGGCGTATAGCTCCAAAGAAACCGGAAGTACCACCACCGGCTTTGGACATAGTCCCTACCTCTGAAATCTTATACAAGATAGCGTCCATGTCGTCGTCGACATACGAACCGAAGCACGAGATTGGTAGCCCACGCTTACGACCAAAGTTTGCCCAAATAGGAGAAGCAAGAGAATAAAATCCCTTATGCATATACTTCTCAAATCTATCCGCAAACCCTTTCATGTCAAGATATTTCTCTGCAGCTTCAGCGATATCTCTGATACGTTGTTCTGCTGTTTCATCTTCTAGAAGATAGCCACGAGCGAGAAACTTTCTTGAATCGGTATTCAGCCAATAAATGTCCTTGTTAGTCATAAAGCGTAAATTCTACTTATAACCGGTTTAATTAAAATATATCGTCTTCTGAAAAGCTTTGTGACTTTTTTGAATACTCGACGGGACGAGAGTGGAAGAAGTCAGTCATATTATTACCGAGAAGCTCTTCATTAAACCATTGCGTCTCTTTAAGTAGTTTAGAGTCTGTATCAAAGGCAGCAGGAAAATTAACACCGCGTAGAGATTCATTAATACGGTCCTTAATAAACTCTTTAAGGTGCGCGGCAGAAAGACCTTCTTCTTTTACACCATTGACCATCCAGTCAACAATCTTAGCTTCACTGTTGTAAGCTTCAATTGCTTCAGATAGGATTCTCTCTTCAAGCTCTTTATCGAAGAGCTCTGGGTACTCTTCTCTAATGGTGTTAATAATCTTCATACCAACAAGAGCGTGTATATTTTCTTCGTTGCGTGTGTATTTAACTTGTTGGTCAGTGTCTTTGAGAACATTTTTATTGCGCGCAAACCAGTTAATAATATAGAACTGGCTCATTAGCGAAACGTTCTCTACGAAAAGCGTAAAGAGAATAATGGCATAGAGATATTGCTTTCTAGAATCTTTATAGTAACGATGAGTATACTTCTTGAGATACTTTACACGGCCTTGAATCCATTCTAGTTTAAGATTTTCTTCGAACACATCCTCAAGTTCAAGTACAGTAAGAAGTCTTTCGTATGCATTATTATGAATAACTTCTGTATTAGCCATTACATACCCAAGATCCTGTAAAGCCGGGTGAGGAAGATTTTCACCCAGCTTAGCCCAAAAGGTCTTTACTGCAACTTCTATTTGACCGATAGCTGATAGTGTACGAATAATGATCTCTCTTTCCTGTTCGGTAAGATTAACCTTGAATTGCTGCACATCGGATTTAAAGCTGAATTCTTTATCAGTCCAAAAGCCGTTGTGCATAGATTCGATAAAATCTTCCGTCCAAGGATAGCGATTAGGTTTACGAGAGACTTGTTCGTCGAAAATCATAGGTATATTATTTAGAATTATACAGGGGGTTCCGCAGAATTCTCGTGTTAAAAAATATAAAACTTAAATTACTTGTTATGGTTGTATAAGTTAAGCTTTTTTACAATAAACTTGACAAGTTCACTACGCACTATATCTTCTTCAGTAAGATAAAATACATGAATACCGTTTTTTTTGCTTTCTTCATCGTCGAATATATTACATATTTCTGCAAAGCCGGATTTACCATTAATATCTGACTGCATAGGGTCTCCACAAATAAATAACCTGCTAAACTGTCCTACTCGAGTTAATAATGTAATAAGTTCTTTCCGGGTACTATTTTGGGCCTCGTCCATTATAATACCTTTTGCGTTCCAGCTTAGTCCTCTAAGATATCCCGTGGGCTTACCGTCAATCCGCTTGTCTTTAAGTAAAGCATTAACGTCTGCAGCAAATAATAATTCATCTAGCTTTTCCATTAATGGCTCTATATATGGAGTAAGCTTTTCTTCAGCATTACCTGGAAGGTATCCCATTTTATTTTCACTACTTTCTACAATAGAACGTATATAAATTAAATCACTAACCTTTTTAAGATTCATCAGTTCTAATACCGCTAAAGTAGCAAGAAAGCTTTTACTACTTCCAGATGGGCCAGATAAAAAGATAACCTTAGTGTTATTATCTAAAGCTAGTTTTAAAAATTCTTTTTGTTTGTTTGTTAAATCCGGTCTTTGTCGTATTTGAACCGGTCTTTCTAATTTTTCGGCCTGATGGACTACTGGACTTTTGTCCTTGGCATTTTCGTTATTGTGAGTTTGCTTTTGTTTTAACAACCGCTTTTTTTTGCTCATCTATAATACTTACTCAAAATGATAAATATTACATATGTTTAATAAATTTGAAACCCTTATTAAGGAGTTTACGGATACATTTCCAGTTGAGGTACAGGAAAAAAAGGGTGCTAGATGCACAAAAGTTACCGGTCAACAAAGCTCTACCCGTTCAGACAAAAAGTATATGCGCTGTACACGCGTGGGTGGTAAACTTAAAAGAGTACACTACGGAGATCCAAACTTACGTATTAAGAAATCAAATCCTAAGAGGCGTAGCTCGTTTAGAAAACGCCACAAATGTTCTACTGCTAAACCAGGCACACCGAAGTATTTTAGCTGCAAAAATTGGTAATAATTAAGACTTAATAAACGCGTTTGCAGAAACGTATAACGGGACAGTACCACCGAGACCAAGTGCAGCAATAACTAATGTGCTCGGGGTACCATTTATTTTAGTACCGAATCTACCAATCAGGCCTTCTAGGGCCTGAACCCCGGTACCAGATGATGTACCTTGACTTTTTGGTACAAACCCTGAGTATAAACTATAACCACCACTTAAACTTAAACTAGATGAACCATAAGCGAATTCAAAATAGGAGTCGGAAGGTTTGTGCCAGCTTAGACTACCGCCTGTTATTACCGGATCTCTATATAAAATAAATTTTGCGTTTGAAGTGTTATCTGTATTAAATATAGAAAACTCTTTTAAAAATAAAGATAGATTAGAAGCTCCTGGAGCCAGTCTAAGCGCTAAAACTGGAGTTATAATATTATTCTGAACAGTTATTGTAGCTGAAGTAGCAGCCGTAACCGAATAACCTATTTCTTCAGGCGCGCCTTCTTCTACAACCGTGGAGCAAATATGTTTCATTGTGCCTGTACCCGGGCCAGTCTGTCTTATTTCATACCTCACAGGCTGGTTTGGAGAGGTCATATACGGCGCCGATAAAGCATTAAAATTAGTTGTATAATGCGCGTAGTATAATTTACCCTGCAAGTAAAAACCAAATCGGATTCTACCAAGACCGAGCCATTCATAATCCGCAGCAAAAATTTGCCCTTTAGTAAAGTCTATTGTAAGACCGGATGGCCCGGAACCATCAAGCTTATCTACGTTCCAACTCGATTGAGGTACAGTTACTGTGTTTACTGTACCTTGAGTTTTTACTATATTAAAACTTGGACCGTTTGATCCTATTTCTAAGTAAAACCCGTCAGATGGTGTATAAGGGGAGGCAGATAAACCTTGAAATAACCCTAATCTTTTTATAACATTAGCTTCTGGTGCTGCTACAAAAGTTAAATTTGTAAACATGCTTTTGCCTGGCTGGTAGTTAAAGCGAGCAGTTGACTGTCTTATTACAAAACCACTC